AGTTATAATAATCGAAATTGTCGTCAACCATAGCTCTAGCAGTTAAGTATAATTTATTCCAATAAGTCTTATCTTTATATCTTTGAAAAAGGTTGGCATGTGTTTGATAAGGGGCTGCGTCTTCACAAAGATGATGTTTTATTTGATATTTGACATCCCTCAGAGTTGACTGTCTATCCTCCTCAGACAAAACATTGAAATCTCTATATATTGTATTTTTATTTATTGTTATCGTTTGCAATTTGCAAGTTCTTTTGTGCGATGTTAAACGCTATGGAATATCGAGGCTCGTCATATAGTTGCTTTGCAACACCATGTTTAGTTAAACCATGAAATATATATAATGAATTTTGTAATATTTTTTCATTACGATCAAAATCTGGAAAACCAATTATAGTTTCTCCGGGAACTTTAGGATAATAAGCACATGAAAAAAAATCTCCGTGTATATGTGTAATGGTCTTATCGCCTTTTTCGTGTTTCATGCCCCATGCTTCATCAATAACATACTCATAAGGCGCGTTTGGAGCTGAAGCTCTAAGTGTAAAAAACATTTGTAGCAACTCTATGGTTTGTAAAAACATGTCTTTAAAAACATCATGTTTTAATAATTCTGTATAATGCGTCATTGTTGCATGAACATTAGTAGATTTTTTCATAACATCCACTTTCGTTAGTTCTTTAAGTTTTTCCAATACTTTTTTTCTATAATCCTCTTTTAAAAAATTATCAACTATGTAAACAGCGTAATGTGATGTGCTATTATATTGTATTAATCTAAGTTTTCTCATTCTCCACCTTTGCAACCAAAGCACCAACATGACCTTTATATCCTCTGTTTCCAAAATGTGTTAATGGCATGGCTAAGTCTGCCCATATCTCTCCTCCACACTCTTGCCACAATCTAGAAAAATAATAATCCTCTGATAAGTATCTTTTTTGTCCAACAGTCTCATAAGGACCAACAGCAAATAAATCATAACAGTTGTCTGACTTATATGATCCTCCATTTACAATTTGATCAGAATCATATTTTCTCTCAGGAAATTTTTTAAACATTTTTCTAAATACATTTCTTTTTACTAACATCATACCTGTAGCAGCTTCATTAACTTTGAAAAAACCATTCTCTCCCATTAAATGCGTTGGGTCATCAAAATTAACATTGTAACCAAGTATCTTAGCCTCTATCTCTTCAGGTGTAGCATTTGGAAAGTTTGCAAGGACATTAGCAACTTTTTCGAAGTGTAAATGTTTTCTAGGATAAATACCACAAGCTATATCTTTTTCTGCACAAATTAATCTTTCTATGTTTTTCCAAGTAAAACCTATGTCAGCATCTATAAATAAAAGATGTGTGGCTACAAAATCAGTTTGATCCATCATCATAGAAACTATAGTGTTCCTAGCTCTTGTGATTAAACTCTCATTGCCCATTGTTTGTATTCTCATACCCACATTATGAGCCATAGACCATTGTTGTAGTTCTAATAAACCATGTAAAGTTGCCTCTGATAACATGCCACCATACATGGGCATGCCTAAAAATATTTTAAAATCTTTTTTCTTTAATTCTTCTTGGGTAAGCATTATATATTCTCCTTAAATTTAAACGCTACTGTGAATCTATGTTTATTTTTAAAAGAAGAGGCAGTGTGTTTATAATTAGCAGGGAAAAAAACTACTCTTCCAGGTATTGGTAAAACAGAAATCAATGTATTATTTTCAGATAAAAACTTTGTTTCTCCTCCTTCATTTATATCATAATATAAATTAGCATAATACAATAATGTTGTGCCTACGTCTCCATCTGTATGGTAATTAGGTTGTTCTCTAGGTAAAAATAAATTTACATAGGATCTAAGTATTGTTTTATTTCTAAGCACTTCATTTTCAAAAATAAAAGATTTTATTGATTTATAAGTGAAACTATCCTCGGATAACTCCGATGTCAAACCTGTGGGTTCATAATTTACATCATCAACCTCGCCATAGTAATAAGGTAGTTTTTTTAATTCTTTATAAATTTTATCAATATCTTTAATTTTATTATCAAATATCTCCAACATATTTATTATGCTTTTGTAATAATATTTTCCTTTGCTTTTATTGGGAATGAAAACATGTCTAATGTTAAACATATTTCAATATCTTTTTTTGGATAATCTTGTTGATTTTTTTCAAATATAGACAAGGACTCTGAATCTTTTAAATTCAAAAAAATATCATTTTGATTACTATTTATATTTTTAGTAATCATATTAGCACATAGTTTGTCCTCATCATTACGTTCCTCTCCTCTAAATCCACAACAAACAATACTCCAATCCAAATTACTGTTTTGTATATAATCGGCAGTTGCAGAAATATTACAAAACCCGCACAATAACACGTTATAATTTTTTAACTTATCTAACATCCCACCACAAGCTGCTGAACTATGTAAAACACACCTTTTATTTAAATCTGCATCCCAAATCACACTTGGTGAATTAGGATAAGTATAACTATGTTTTTGTCTCCTACCTATTGTTATAGCGTTTTTATTTTTTTGTTTTATTATATCAATCTCATCATCATTAGAAGACATATAATAAACAACAGGCTTTTTTGAAATAACTACATTAGCTACTGTCGCTGCTCTTAAAACATCAATAAGCACAACATTATGATCCAATGTGTTATAATCAAAGGGTTGTTCAAATATTTTATACATGTCTTATAATTGAATGATTTTCTAATTCTTCTATAGAATGATTAGTATTAACATAGTCTCTGTCAATACAATTTGATAAAGTCAATTGATCTCTACAATCTAAGCTAAAACATTTGTTAGTCAATTCAAACCATTTATGACCTATGTCATGATTTTTATCTGTGTTTTTTCTTATGATCCAACATGTGTCATAAGACACCCATTTATTAGAACTAACATTTGAAATCACCCTTTTTATATCTTTCTCTGGAATGTTTTTGTGCTCAATTGCATACTCTATCTCTTGTTCAAATGTTCTCTTTTCTTTATGATAACAAGTCATCCAATTTGGTTTTTCTTCATTTATAATTTGTAAACACAAACTATAAAACTTTTTACTTTGATAGAATTTACTGTCCACATATACGGTATAATCAAAATCTTTAAATAATAATCTAGGTAAAAATCTATAAAGCCTTTGTCTTTTTGGGTTTCCTAAATGAGTATGTTGATTACTAATATTAAAATAATTCCATCCTTTATCATGCTGTGCTTCTGAGCTATTGTCATGAACGAAACAAAAATCAAACTCATTTATTTTTTGTTTTTTAATGCAAGGTAACAATCCTCTTTTACCAGTCTGAACACAATAAAAAATTATTTTATCCATAATAAAAGTTGATAACGTGTCCCTTTTGTAATTTTATTTACGCAATGAGGAAACATAAAGTTAGAAGGAAACATGAGAACATCACCTGTTTTTAATTTGTACTTTTTTTTATTATTAAAAAAACCAAAGTCTCCTCCTTTATAGTCATCGTTTAAACATATAGATATAGTAAATTTATAATCTCCTGTAGCATTACCAACTCCATCATCGTCATGCTCACCATACCAATCACCTTCATTCATTTCTCTCAATGAGAAATGTGATGATTGATCAATAGGCAAACTATCTACATTTAAAAACTTTAAATATTCATCAACTATTTTTTGCACTTCAATTTTAATTTTTTCTAAAATTGTAGCTCTTTCATAACTGTTGACTTTATTTATTATCTCAGTCTTACTTATTTCTATACTACCTAAGTGTCTAGTTTCTTTATTATGGTGTGATGATCTATCAAAATTAGAATCACCAAACTCTAAAATTATATCTTTAGCTAAATCTTTACAAAAAATATTTTTATAAAAAATAAAATCTTTTAAATTTTTAGACATAATTAAACCATCCTGTGGCAATGTACTTTTCTTGTTTATTTGATACCTGCCCTTTATGCGTATGTGTCCATTGCGCGGGCCAAATTAATGTTAAACCTGTTTGTGCAGGTGTAATAATTTTTTGATGATAAAAAGCTGTACCGCCTTTTTCTACTGTATTTAAATAAGTCATGAATACTAAATGCCTTTTTATAGATTCATAAGAGCCCTCGTTTTCACAATGCCACGCTTTAAACCCTCCATCTTTGGGATATTTTTGTAAATTGTAATCTTGTGTAATTGCGTACCTTTGAACACGATTTGAATGAGGGTATTTTATTATATATTGTAAAAGCACATTTTGTAATTGTTCTCTGTAAGTGCCTATAATGCCGTTATGATCGTTTGCACTTATTGTCATATCAAAAGAGTCTTTTCTATCTTTATCTATTATTGAGTCATTGTCTTTACCTATGTGACCTCGTGATATATTTTCAGAATTATCGTTAAAATAATTTATTAGTTGTTTGCAAATATCTGATGAAATATACCACCCACCTATAAAAGTTTTAAAATCTATTTTATACTCTTTTAATTCTGTGGTCTTGACCATGAAGGAAGTCCTAATACAGGTCGTCTATCGTATAAATTAGTTTCACCAAAAGGTCCGTTCTTATCATTATAATGTAGAAAAACCTGTGTGCACTCATATCCTTGAAAAGGTTCTCTCCAATGTTCTAATAACTGCCCTTTGTAAACAAGAATATCACCAGGCTC